GTTTCCCAGTCACGATCCAACCAGAACTACAGTTGACACTACGGCAACTTCAAATAACGCCATTAAGTATGAGGTAAAGAATGCGTGCTTATACTTACCCCCTATAACATTTTGCTGTTGTATTCCTTTGAAGAATACCATACCAAAACTAGCTATTAATTGTATTACCCAAATCATCTATAACCCTCACTAAACCAGCACAAGGGTTATCCTTGAGCTCCTCACTCCTGTCATCTAATTCAGGGTGTGTTATTGTGCCCTCTGCTAAGAATAAAGCATTGCACATTACGTGGTCTACATGCCTTAGACCACTCTCAGGGTCTCGGTCTTCACCAGCTAAGTACGCTGATAAGTGCCTAGTCATACTATCAACTATCTCAGTATGGTTAAGACCCTTGTGCCAATTACCTCTAGCATATTTCTTAGCCCCAAACTGTAAGACTGAACAGCAACCATTGATTGCATGTCTAGCCTCAAGCATCATAGAGAGGGGAGATTTCCCCTCATTAAACCTCATAGCTCCTTGTTCAGCCATTATCCCTCCAACGTAGAGTGTTTACCAGCGTTAATCTCAAGCCTTACAGCCTCAGCACCTTTAACATTTATATATTGCAGCATAGCCATCATCTGCATCTTATCAACCTTACTTAAGCTATTACCATAACCCTCAGTAAAGTCTTTACCATTATCCTTATTCATATTACACATAACCACACAACGATTCCATGTTCTTAATGCAGCATCTTCTACATCATTAAACAGGCTATACCCTTTGTAACTATTATTATTATTTAGCATTCAATTTCTCCTGCGCTCTGCGCTCTTTTGCTATTTGTTTTTCTTCATCAGTTTTAATTTTGTGACAATCGCCACATAGAACTTGTAAGTTATCAAGCTCTGAAAACATACGATTAATACAATCGTCCCAATTAGTCCACCCCACAGCAGGGTCTATAATAGGTTTAATATGGTCTACATGTACATTCTTCTGTCGTCTACGTGAACCTTCTATCTTTACACTACTAGGTACTTCCTGCTCACAACCTGCACAATGATAGAAGCCTCGTCTAGTACGAGCTGCTTTTAAGCATTGGTTGATTGGAGCCCATTTCATAGTAGTTCTACGTAGGTTACCTTTTACGAATGATGTGAACTTAGCTTCTGTCCAAGCACCACTACAGCGAGTCTTCTCGCCCCCTATTCTACCTGCGATATTAGTACCTCACTACCTTAACCATTAAACCCTTTTTAATAGCAAGGTCAATCATGTGCTTAGTTCCCTTAGACTCGCCGTCCCAAAAGGCCAATAATATATCAGAGTAATCCGCCATCTCTGAATTACGTATGTATCCCGCAGCCCTGCCATGCTTATTCCAGTAAGCAGGGAATTTAACAACATCTAAGGCTTCTTGTTCTGCATACTTTTCCCCCATAGAGTCAGCACCCTTGGCAGTACCACTAACTATAGTAACTTCCTCCGTTAATAACCCACGCAAGTAATCTAGTTCAATACTTAAAGTTTCAAAGTAATCAAAATCCCTGCCACCTGCCACTATTAATTTCATATCTTACAAGCGCCTCCCTCACAACCTTCATCTTCATCACTCTCAGTACGTTCCACCTCGTAATCATCTACATCATCAGGTAGTTCATCTAAGAAATCTAGTTCATTATCTTTCGTCATACATTACGTAGTGGACTAATCCACCATCCTCATCTAGTTCACATACCATCCACGCTAATTGAGCTTGCTCATTCATCTCAGCGTGCCATTCATCATCCCCGTATTTAGCCCTGTAAAACTCTTTAACAGCTTCAAACATCTCTTCCTCACTGGTGCATTCATTTAGTGCTTTGAATGCCTTAACACCCCCACAGCGGGGTAGACCAGGGTAATTATCTGTCACATCTCCAGTCAGTATTTGTGAGTAGAAGAATTTGAGACCTGTACCTGTAAGTTTCTTACCTCCAAGTAAATCTAACGTACCAACCTTAGTTACTTTAGTTAAAGGGAATGCTTGTTGGTTACCACAAGCCCACCCATAGTGCATGCCAGGTATTATCTTTAAGTCCTTGTCTCTAGAGCATATTACTGTAGTCAAGGGTTCAGCTTCACATTGGTAAATAGCCAGTAAGTCATCAGCTTCGCAACCTTCTGCACATATAACATCCCTTGTGGCACACACATACTCCACTAAGTTTTGATAATGTAAAGGGCGTTTACTTTCCTTACGGTTACCTTTATACTCTTTCTTCTTCGCTACATTATCCCTGAAATTAGGGGCATACTTACTCGGTTGATAAACATCTACTAAATCTTTAGCAACATCGTCAAGTGGATTCTCTTCAAGCTTTTTAGTAGCACGCTTGAGAGCCTTAGCTTTCTTTTTCTCCTTCTCTTTATACAATTGTTTATTGTTGGTCATAAAGAATAGGGAAGGTTCAGTTGCCCAAACCTCCGCTTCTATTTCTTTAACTCGTTGGTCAAACGCAGACGCTACATCATCAAAAGATTTCATTACAATCTCTTCTGTTATCTCATCTACATATTGACCTAAGCTACCAACCTCATAGAGCAGAATATCTAAATCAATGAGGCACTTCATACCTACTCCTTGGGTTGATTAGCCTTTTCAAAAGCTTCATATAATTGTTTCTGTTTGTTTTTAGAAACAGGTTTAAGGTTTGAGCCATCAATAGATAAGCCCTTCCCATTAACATCTACAACACCATCTTCTGTACGTGCTGCTACGAATAACTTACGATAAGCGTACGGGTCGTTCTCCTCAGTACGCACCATCATATCTCCAGCGATATATACAACATCACCTTTCTGTAATCCGTATTCTATATACCTACTACACTTAACTGTGCAGAATAACCCTACTTCAACCATTACCAATCTCCACCCGCTTCTGGTTCCTCTTGTCCCTTCTCATCTGGCTCTTGAACGTCTTGCTTAGGCTCAGGGGTCTCCCCGTTGCCACCCTGTATGAGTTTTTGTAAAACACTACCATTATAGTTTAAGTTTCCTTTAATTTTATCCTGTAAGAATTCTGGTAAAGACCTAAACACTTCTAAATCTGGTTCATCTAGTACAAACACTTTAGTTGGATTAACTAATGGTTCAGCCTTAGCAGCTTCTTTAGGTCGCATACCAGATACAGTGCCAATGTTATTGAACACACGACCAGCATTCTTACCAGTGCCATCCTTATTAACTACTGTCACCATACAAGGGCAGTCAACTAGTAGGGTAAAGTCACCACCAAACTTCTGCTTAGGGTCTAAGGCTAAATAACGCTTAGTAGATTTAGCTAAGTCAGCCGTTAATGAGTTGAATGGGAAGTCTTCACTAACCCACCGTGGTTTATCTTCACATTCATTACCATCTTCATCTAAGCAGAACTCATCTAACAACTCGTAAGTCATGCGAATCTCATGTTTAGGTGGCTTATCCTGCCCTTGGTATGGACGTTGTGTTTGCAGACCTAAGTCTATAACACTAACTACACGAGCAGGATATGTACCTGCATCAATAGCTTCTTGTTTTGTAATACCACTAGACGTATTCTGCGGTAGTTTATTTGCGTTTAATCCCATATTAATCTTCCTCTTTTGTTAATAAATAATAATCTTCTAGTATAATAATAAGTAGTCCTGCAAGTATTGCATTTAGTGTGTTAACACTCCACCCATCTATACACAGATAGAACCACAGTACAGCCAGTATAACCCCTGGGGATATAATCCTATCTTTAAAATATTCATAGTATGATAATGTAAAATCTTTAATCATTACATTCACTCCAACCTTCCTCTTTTTCTAACATTAACTCAAGCTCCTCAATGTATTTTTCCATTCTAAGAGCCTCACTAACAGCTTCTTGTTTATTAATAGCGCCATTACCACAACATAGGTCAGCTATCTGCTCACTTAGTTTCACACAGACCCCACTAACGCCATGACAAAGGTTAGCAGTATACCAACTACCATTAACCCACCAATAATACTAACCCAACACACCTTACGCTTCCTACTACCAGCCTTAGTGTATGTCAGCATACGAATCACCGAATTGAACATCGACATCTAATTCCCTATTTAATTTAAGTTGTTTATTAACTTCACCCACTGCCCATTTACATACAACAGCAGCTCTTTCACGTAAACCTTTACGAATACATGCAATAATTTCATCGTGCATTTGTCCGATGAGGGGTAAACCCTTACTCCTAACATTCTTCACCCACATATCAAAACAATAAACACCTGTACCTTGGTTAAGAGTACTAAACCTATCCTTCTCATGGCGTAAACTATACCAAAACTTACTCACTGGATTGAATAACCACTTACGACCATTACAAGTTTTGACTACTTGAGCCTCAGCTATAGCCTTAACAGACCAGTTACGCTTCCAGTAGGCTTCGACAAGCTTCTCCCCTTCCCTAGTTGTCACCCCTGCCGACCTACCTACTGTCGCACCACCAGCTCCATAAACACATGAGTAGTTCACTTGCTTATAAGTCTTACGTAAAGCTCCTAAGGCTTTGTATAATGGCTTTAACTTAAACTCTGGCGTAGGATTCTTAAAGTTGTGAGCGTCATCAGGCTTCATTGCCTTAGCGAACACAGCTAAATCTACGTGAGGGTCAAAGTCATCTGTCATCATTTCCTTGACGTATTCTGGGTCGAAGTCCCACATGTAATGTTGTTTCGTGCGGTCTTCCAAACTGCACATATCACTACCGAGAAGCTCACAACCATCAGGCGCAATAAGGCACCCACGAATATCACTACCATAAGGCTTATCCACACCAGGTAGGTTAACAACGATTTGATGTTTGAACCTAAGCGTGTTAGTAAGCCCTTGTATTTTAGCTTGTATATAGCCTTCATCATCTACGTTCTCCAAGAAACCTTTAAGGATAGAGATTCTGTGAGTTAGTATCGACAACCCTTCCAATACTTTAAGAGCTGGCTCAACATCAAATAACCTCTTAATGCTTGGACACACACCTGCACCAAACTTAATATTTATTTGAGGTATCTTCCTTACATCACCAGTTTCCTTGTTACGTTTATATTCAAACGTCTCAGGAATCCAACCATGTGAGTATAGCCAGTCTTTTAATTGAGGTGTAGAGCCTGGGTTTGGCTCCTTGTAATTATTAATTACCTCAACTACTCCGTCAAAATCTTCCGCTAAACCACGTTCTTCAAGTAAACTAAACCAAACTAACCCTGTAGCAGATTTATTACCGCATTGTTTAAATGGTTTCTTTGGTCGAGCCTTCTTGGTTATCACTGGTACTTTAGGCATTGCTCTGGCAAGCTCTTCCACCTTACTTTCCTTAAGGTTTACCAACTCACCCAATACTCTAGTGGCTCTAGGAATGTCTAGCTTCCACCTTCGTATCTCTTGCTCTAAAGCACAATCCATTTTGAATGTTAGATATTCAATGAATCTCCAAGCTTCCTCTTCACTACCATACAGCTTAAGTAGTTGTTTCCATTGCTTATTCCATAGTTTAGTGTTAATCTTAACATCTTCTGAGCAACGATGTATATACTCTTCTGTCGTTAAACCATCCCAATCAGTGACCTTAGGTTTAGGTACACCAAACTCTTCCCCATAATATTCTAACCCATGACGTACTCGTTCAGGCTCTAAGTACCACGATAAGGCTAACGTATCAACTAGTCTTGCCTTTATCTTAATACCTAGAAGTTTCTCCACCACAGGTATATCGAATCGGATTATGTTATGTCCAATTAACACCTCTGCTTTAGAGAAGAATTTACGCATGTTATCATAATTAGCTGTAGATTTTAGTTTAGCGTTCTCTTCTTGTACAGATATACAATGTATTTTAGTGGGGTTGAACCCGTTACATTCTATATCGAATACTGACATTAGTATAAGTTCTCAGAGTATAGCTCACCCCAATCCCCCCCGATCGTGACTGGGAAAC